TCTATCGGATACGATGCTGACCTTACAGTTAGTGACTACAAGACTGTTGCTGTTGACATGTCATCTGTAAACTTTGACGCTAACGGTGTTAGAGCTTTCAGACTTTACTCTGGTTCAACTGACATTACTTCTAATCCTGAATTCACTACTGTATCTGGTAATACTGTAACTTTCGTAGTAGATGATACTCAGTACATCACTACTCCTACTGTAACAGGAGCTGTTAAATATCACGTACAACCTACTGATAACACAAGAGGAGATTTCGAAGCTGATTCTGGTGCTGCAGTTGATACTTCTATCTCTATCCCAGAAATCGATGTTCAATTGCAATCTGAGGCTATCGTTGCTAAGACAAGAAAGCTAAAGGCTCAATGGACACCAGAATTTGCACAGGATCTTAACGCATATCACTCAATCGATGCAGAAGCTGAATTGACTTCACTATTAAGTGAGTACATTTCAATGGAAATCGATTTAGAGATCTTAGATATGTTGATCCAAGGTGCAAGAACAACTGAACATTGGAGTGCTGAGAATAACAAAGTATGGGACGGATCTAACTGGTCTACTTCAACTTCTGACTTCTACAATACTCAAGGACAGTGGTTCCAAACTTTAGGTACTAAAATCCAAAAAGTATCTAACAAGATTCACCAAAAAACTCTTAGAGGTGGAGCAAACTTCTTAGTATGTTCTCCAAATGTAGCAACTATCTTAGAATCAATTCCTGGATATGCTGCTTCTACAGATGGTAACCAAGAGCAGTTTGCAATGGGCGTACAGAAAATCGGTTCTTTAGCGAACAGATTCCAAGTATACAAAAACCCTTATATGACTGAAAACATTATCCTAACTGGATATAGAGGTTCTCAGTTCTTAGAAGCTGGTGCTGTATATGCTCCGTATGTACCATTAATGATGACTCCTCTAGTATACGATCCTGAGACTTTCACTCCAAGAAAAGGTCTCATGACTAGATATGCTAAGAAGATGATCAGACCTGAATTCTACGGTAAAATCTTTATTTCTGACATCGCTCAGATCTAAGAATAACTTAGAATAAGTTTAAAGAGAGGCCTTCGGGCCTCTTTTTTTTTGCTATTTATAATTGAATATTAATAACGTTCTAACACATACTATATGGCTAGTAACAACTACCTCGACGAGGTCTTCGTGGCCAAAAGGAGGCCCAAAAATCCAATTAAATTCAAAGTTCAATTAAATGAAGAACAAAAACAAGCAAAAAAATTAATACTAGAAAATCCAATTACCGTACTTAAGGGTATGGCAGGTTCCGGTAAAACATTAGTTGCAACACAAGTAGGTTTAGATCTTCTATTTACAAAACAAGTAGATAAGATTATAATCACACGTCCAACCGTGTCTAAAGAAGACATAGGTTTCTTACCAGGCGATATAAGGGAAAAAATGGACCCTTGGTTAGCTCCAATCTATCACAATTTATTCATGCTGTATGATGAAGCTAAGGTCCGTAAAGAAATGGAAATTGGTAATATAGAAATTGTACCATTTGCTTTTATGAGAGGTAGAACTTTTGTTAATTCGTTTGTCATAGTAGATGAGGCACAAAACGTTACACACTCTCAAATGGAAACTGTAATAGGTAGATTAGGGAGAGGTTCTAAAATGGCGATTTGCGGTGATATTGCTCAAATAGACCTGAGAGACAAAAGAGAAACTGGTTTTTCTTTTTTATCTAGACTAGAAGAACAGGTACAAGGCTTTGTTACTCATTCCTTAGCTCAGAATCACAGACATGAAATAGTTGGTCCGCTCTTAGAAGTATATAAAACCTTCAGAGATTAATTGCTATTTATATAAAACTTAAAAGATGGCTAGCGTACAAATATGGGACGGTTCTGCTACATTTAACGCAGGAGATACTCCTTTCGGATTTTACGATTCAGATAGTGACTTTCAAACAGATGCTGAGAAGGTCGCTAAATTTGTGGGTACTAGATTAGGTTACCCCTTAATGGATGTAGAACTTAAGGAAGATCAAATGTTCGCTTGCTTTGAAGAAGCAGTAACTACTTACGGTAACGAAGTATTCCAATACAAAATAAGAGAAAACTACCTAAACTTAGAAGGAGCTTCTACAGGTAGTTCTATGAATAATCAATTAACTGACCCTACTATCAATAGAATAGTTCAGATATCTAAACACTACGGTACTGAAGCAGGAGTTGGAGGGAATGTTACTAGGTATACCGGTTCTCTTGATATAAAAAAGAATAAACAAAACTATGACCTTAACCAATGGGCTATTGACGAAGGTATAACTGGAGGAATTGAAATAAGGAAGGTATTTTATGAAGCACCTCCTGCAATACAACGGTATTTTGACCCATACGCTGGAACTGGAACAGGAGTTCAATCTTTATTAACTGCTTTTGATTTCGGTTCATTTAGTCCCGGAGTTAACTTCTTAATGATGCCTACTTCTTATGATGTATTAAAGACTCAAGCAATTGAATTTAATGATCAAATAAGAAAATCTACGTTTTCTTTTGAAATAGTTAATAACGACTTAAGAATCTTTCCTATACCAGGTAAATCTGGTAGTTTATACTTTGAATACTTAAAGGTTGAGGATAAAGGTAAGATAAATTACAATAACGATGCCTCATTAATTACAAGTATATCAGAAGTACCTTACGAAAACCCTACATATAGTCATATTAACAGTGTAGGACGTCAATGGATCTTTAACTATACGTTAGCTTTAGCAAAAGAAGTACTTGGATACGTAAGAGGTAAGTACCAAGTAGTACCTGTACCGGGTTCTGAAGCTACTTTAAACCAAGCTGACTTACTAACCGATGCTAGAGCAGAGAAAACCGCCCTTTTAACTCAATTAAGAGAGACTTTAACCTCTACCGGTAGAACAGCACAGTTAGAAGCACAAGCTAAAGAGGCAGAAAACGTTCAAAACACGTTAAAATCAGTACCAATGACTATATATGTAGGATAATGAAGCTAGCACACCTTATATTAGAGATAGACTACAGAACTTACGAAGGTATGGTACAGATTACCTACGGAGAAGACGGTCCTAGTGGGTATGACGATGCTATAAGGGCATTACCAGGTGTTACAACGTGTACTGTAGCTTCTGAAGACAGTGATAGTAAGAAAGCTACATATAAAGTAAAGATAATTAGTCAAAAAGAGCCTGTTGAAGCGTTTAATGCTTTAAAAAGCAATGCTATGTCAAAATATAGCGATATAGTTAACGTAGAAGTAGGAGAACAAACAATAGAAGAGAAGTAATGCTATTTGGATCTAACAGAGACTTTGATTTACTGGTTAATATTAACAGAGAGCTATTAAAAGACATAATAGAGCAGGAAGTATTATACCATAAACTATCTTTGGAAGATTTAGACGTTAATTTATATGGAGAAGCATTACAAAAAACGTATTGGAATGCAATAAAGATGTATTGCTTAATTACTAGAGGGGATCAAGTATACGATGTACAGGAATTTGGCCCTGATTTAGGTAGAGAAGCATCATTTGCTTTCATTAGACAGGATTTAGTTGATAGTAACTTAGTTCCTGAGGTAGGAGACATAGTTGAATGGCATAATGACTTCTATGAAGTAGATACTGTAAGAGAAAACACGTTGTTCCTAGGTAGAGATAACAGTTATAACCTATCAGGACATGCTAGCGGTTTTGGATCTTCATTATCTATTATAGTTGACTGTCACTTAACAAGAGCAGATAGAGTAGGACTAACAGAAGTAAGATAATATGGCAGATAGAAAAGCAATACCAAAGTCACAAGCTAGATTATCACAGGATAGTATAGAAAACTATAAACATCCTGAGACTGGTGCTACTATAAATGAAAAACACGGAGTAGATAAAGGTAAAACAAGAGCCCAGCAAGTAAGCCGTAAAGAAGATAATGTTAAAAACTTAACTGTCGGTATAAAAGATATAGATGAATCTATTTACTACTACTTTAATGAAGTCTTACAACCAACTGTAACTCAAAATGCTAAGAGTATTAAGGTACCTTTGGTATATGGTTCACCTGAACGTTGGGCAGCAATGCAAAATGACGGGTATTACCGTGATAAAAACGGTAAAATGCAAGCTCCTTTAATAGTATTTAGAAGAGACAGTTTAGAAAAGAACAGACAGTTAGGAAATAAGTTAGACGGAAATAATCCTTCTAACTTTGGTATATTTAAAAAGAAATTTTCAAAGAAGAATATATATGATAGGTTTGGAATACTTAATAACAGACAACCTGTAGAAGAATATTATGCAGTAGCAATACCTGATTACGTCAATATTGTTTATTCATGCATAATTTTCACAGATTATGTAGAACAAAACAATAAAATAATTGAAGGAATCAACTTTGCCTCTGATTCATATTGGGGAGATCCAAGTAAGTTTAGATTTAGAGCTCAGATAAATAATTATACTACTTCTGCTGAGATAGTACAAGGAAATGATAGAATAATTAAGACTGAATTCCAAATAAATTTACTTGGACACATTATTACAGATGCTATTAATGCACATCCTCATAACAATAAGAAGTTTTATACTAAGTCTGAACTTAAATTTGGTGCAGAAACGGAGACGAATCTTTAATAGAACCGTCTATTTATTTTAAAGGCAACATCGCCGGGGTTTTTTAGGATAAAAATATTGTAGGAGTTAAATATGGCAAAGTTCACCGGTGAATTATCAGGCTCGTTAGCCTTTATCAAGGGAGGCGCAGTTAGCGCACAAATGACCCCTGGTGCCCAATCGTTAAACGTTACGGGCTCTTTCAACATATCCGGTTCTCAACTTACTTTTAACGGTAGAAATGTAATGGCTGAAATCGATGCCTTATCTGCTGGTGCTAATCCAGAGGTAGGTTCATTGAGAATACATTCAGCTTCTATGTTAGCTTATACTGCTTCGAATAATATAAGAGTAGATGCATTAGAAGCGTATACATCAAGTGTTGATGCATTAAATGCCGCTACTTCTTCTTATTTCTTAAGTTCTAATGCAGAAGATATAATATCTTCTTCTAATCAAATAATAGCATTAGGGTTTACTAAAGATGATTTAATTTCTGGCTCTCAACAAATACTTAATTTAGGATTTACCAGAGATGTAGTATCAGGATCACAGCAAATTTTAGATTTAGGGTTTGTAACCTCTTCAAATATTGCTTCATATATTTGGGATATATGTCTATAAAAATCCTCATTTGGGTAACGAACGCTTAAAAAAAATTCTGTTGGCTTTCCTACTAATTCTTTATTTAGAAAATTAGAAATTCTCCCTAAAAAAATTCCAAATGGAGCAGTTATACTTAAAAGATCAGAAAGTTTAAAAATAGAAATATTTTTTT